TAAATACTTTTCACAGCCATATTTTGCAACGGCATAGGGGGCATTTGGATTAGGTGGTGTCGCTTCGTTAAATGCAATAATACCTTCCTCTTTGCCATCTCTAATTAAATCACTAATAGGTTGCCAGCCATATACTTCCATTGTACTTGCAAACACAAAGTTTTTTAAATTAGGTAATGTTGCGGCAATTTCAATGAGATTTACTGTGCCTACATAATTTACTTCACTAAAAGTAATTTGCTCATAAAAACTATCTTGTACTTCTGTTCTAGCCGCCAAATGTACAATTATTTCAGGGTCAAACTGTTTAATTTGAAATCCTACTTTAGCATGGTCTCTTAAATCTTCTTTCAAAAATTCTAGTTCATGTTTGTCTTTTAATCTTTGGACCATGTGTTGGCCTATAAAACCGTCTGCTCCTGTTATGAATATTCTCATGTGTGTTCCTGTATTTTTTTAAATTTGCTATCTATATTTATAAGATCATATGTAAACTTTTTCTCAAAAAGATAACTTTTAACAAAAGGCTTTTGATCATAGTCTTCTAAACAACTAATCTTTCCTGGATATTTTTTACATAGATCTATAATGTTTAAGTATCTATTTTGTATTTTTTTGGACATTTCTGTAAATTCTAACAGTGATATTTCTTTATCATAGGGTTCTCTATCTGAAGAATACTGCTTTGTTTTATTTGCAATTATAGTACTATAAATTTGTGATGTAATATCTTTTCTATAATGATATATAATTTTATCAGCACATTGTAAATATTTTTCTACTAATAATTTGTCTTTTGTTTGATCAGGTATAATTCTACATACACTATTATTTAATTTATTCCAGGTATTGAAAATATAATTGTTTTTTAATTTTGTATTAAGATTGCTTATATCTACATTAAAGTTGTTTTCAAATCTTTTATCAAATACGTTTGTACTGTGATTTAGTATTTCGCCAAAAGAATATAATTTGTTTTCTTTTGCTAATTTTAAATTTAAAAAGGTGGAACCTGTCCTAGTAAGAGTTACAATTACAGTTTTATTAGAAGACACCTTTTTCTGCAAATCCTGTAACTTGTAATGTATATCTATTTTGATATCCTAAATTAGCGACATGATGCTCTGCATTAGGTTTTATTACTGTAAAATCACCTTTTTTATAATCTATCCAACATTCGTTTTCCATTTCAAAATAATGCCCCATTAATCTATCCTGTAAAAATAAATTTATTCTTACAGGCTCCAATCCTTTTACATTTAATTTTTCCTGTTTTACACGTTCTTTTATTTTAAAAAGTGTATCAGTATGAGGTGCTATAAATCTACCTGGCTTGATACAATTTACAGTTGCTACACTATATTTTAAGACATCATCAAATAGATGCTTTACCTGTTGTACCCAATAATCGCAATCGCCTTCAAATACTTGATGAACCCAGGGAGCATCATGAGGATAATCAGGAACTGCTACGCCAATTCTATCCCAAAAACCAGCACTATAAACTGTATTAGTATGTTCAGTAAATTTTATTCTATAAATCATTTCATCTGTTACAAATGAAATATCTTTATGTCCTTTAAACATTCTTAAGTACCGTTATTTGTGCTGAATAAAAAGGCTCCTCTCCCATATTACCTGCTATATGCCAATCATCTATACCAAACTTTACCCATTCTCCTGCTTTCCATTTAACAAAAGGTTGATCGTGTACTTCATAATAGTGTCCACGTTTCCAGTCTTCCAAAAATATCAAATAACGATGACTTTCACCTTCACCGTGTTCTTGTTTAAGTTTAAAATGTTTATCAACATGATGTGGAATTGTTTGTCCAGGTTCGATGTTTATAACACTTACAACATGATGATCAAAGTCTTGTGGTATTTTTTTGGCTAAGTCATGTACCCATTGTGGTGAGGTTTCAAACATCTGCCATATACTGCTATTATGTTTTGTATAATATTTTTCTACAGCAGGTGTTTGTTGATAACATTGGAAGTAATCTTCAAAGTTCAATTGACTCATCTGATTATGTGTGATACCGAAATTATCTATTTTACCATATTTAATCACAATAACTCTCTAAAGTTCCTCTACGTCTAAGATCTAAAGTAGCACAATGTATACCGCCAGAGAGCGTCATAGAGTGACGGAACTGTACAGGTACACTATCTATACCGTACTTGTCAAGTTCCCTCATCAGAGGCTCTTGTGCTGAGTCTAATACTACTGTATTCTCATCTACACTTAATAAGTTCATACCAATGTATGGTGAACAAGGTGGCATGTAACCTTCATCTGCTAATTTACTTCCTTGTACAACACAGTCATCAAACCAAATCTTATCCCACTTTGCAAACATTTCAGGGCAGTTATCTGGTGTTACTCTTGAACTGTTCATTAGAACTAGTCCAGGTCTTAGTGGAACAATAGTGCTATCAAAATGTGCAAAACTATAGAGTTCACTATAATGCATTTTGTAACCCATTGGCTCTAATAATCTTTTTAGCCATTTATAACCTTTCATGTTTCCTGAGTTACTGACTTGATATAATAAGTCTCTGCCAACTCTAACAATATTAGGTGCATCAAAACATATCTCATGATTCAATAATGTTGGTTTGTTTTCAATGTCTTCAAAAGTGTACATGTCGTCATGTAGTTTTGGCTTAGGTGCAGAAAACCATAATGCACCATCTTCAAATGCTTCGTACATTATGTCTTCATATAATCTTGTTTCAAAATATCTTGCTCTTACAGGAGTAGGTGTTTCAATTAGCATATCACCTAATGGCAGTATCAAGTCTCTGGGACACCAACTGTACCAGCCTTTTGTGTTCCAGCCTTGACCTATATCGTAATTCTTTTTGTCCCAATCTATAATTTTAGGACGGTGTACAATAACACCTAAATCTTCTAATGCTTTTGCAAGTCCGTCTGCATCTTATTGGCTTCGTCAATTACCCATTGTGGGTAAGTGCCTTCTAATTTTTCTACGTCTTCTTTTGGGAAATTTGCATAACTGAAACTTCTTGCTGAAATATCAGTAGCAATTCTAGAGTGATGGGCGTGTCCAACGATGATCTCTTCCAATGGGTCCCAATCGTTGTGTGAATTAACTATCATTTGTGTGTCTCCTAAGTATAGTTATAATATGCTACTATTTATTTAACAATCACCTAACCAGTCTGAAATACAGACTCTATAGTTACCAGTTACGCCTCTGTTAAATTCTGAATGCCTGATATCATCTCCTAATCCAAATATCATTGTATCAGTCCAAACTAAATCTTCGTTTTGACAAATTGTTTCATATAAGTCTCTGTATTTTTCCCAATTATAATCAGGAGAAAAGTTACGCATATATTCTACACCTAATGCCATACTATAATTATTTTGCATTTTTACTTCATTGAGCATACTAACACCGTCATCTACATAATCTTTTGTAAATCGTACGCCTACTCTGTGATTTTCCAGAGTGAAAAATGGCTTACTTAAACTACATGTAACTTCTTTAATAGCAGGAAAATCATTTAAATCTATATGTACATGTTTTGCTATTCCCCAATATGCTAAATCCAAACATACAGGTATGTCCATAACATTACAGACTTGCATTATGTGTTCAAAGTCAGGATGTATGCAACCAAAGTCGCTGAAAGGCGCACTGATTAATAATGCATGTAGACCTGGACCTTGTAATATACTTTCCAAATGATGTGGGGAATGTAAGTTTTGAAATTGTACATGTTTACCTAGACAGGCATGATATTGAAAATCTCCATTTAAAACAATTATTTCTCTATCCTTACAATGTCTTAAAATAAACTGATCAAACGTTTGACTAGTTCCTTGAGTGTAATCTACATGAGTAAATTTTTCTAAACCTCTTAAAGATTTGGTATTTGAATAGTTTATCCATTCTCTCCAGACTTTTTCATATTCCAAAAGTGTTACATTCTTCAAATCATTACTATCTAAGTGCCAATGAAAATCCTGTATCTCTTTATTCCTAACCGGTCTTGCTCCTCTAACTGCAGGCATCGTTCAACTCCTTAAAAAAGTTTTCATTACTTTTTCTTCTAAATTTTCCTTCAACTAAATGGTTATAATTGAAATTAACACTCTCTTTTGTTTGTTCTAATAGTTCTTGATACTTTGCAGGACTTAGATTTCTTATATATTCAAATACTGTAAAGAAACCTTTTACTCTTTCATATAATGTATCTGCTTCATTAAAATTTACAGGCCAGCAGTCATCATATGTTTTAAAATCTATATTTTTTAATTCCTCATATATACCTTTACATCCAAAAGTTATATAAGGTTTTTTAAATACCATTGGTATAAATTGCTTTTCATCTACATATCCATATCCATATGGTTCTCCGCCAGGGGAAATTACTATATCACAATCTTCATATAACCAATGGCCTGGTATGCCTCTATCATCTATATTTTTCATATCTATTATATGAGGACGACTCATAAGATTATTCATCATTTGTTTTATAAAACTGTCTTCTAATTTTTCTTTGTGTAATAATTGATTTAAACTTGTTGATATTAATTCTATATGATATGGGTATTCATCTTTTGTATTTTGATTATTTGCAATTTTCATAAGATCAGTTGGTCTTAAACTATAAAATCTTCCGTATGTAATATCTTCCAAACCTATTGCACTATTTTCTAGCATTGTAGAAAATAATAGTCTATGAGCTCTGCAATTTCTTAATGTACAAACAAATTTATTAGGCACAATATTATATAGTGACTTTTCTCTATTACTCATTGATCTATCTATTTCCATATGTACATTATTAAACTCTTCGTTCTCAGATAAAAATGTCATATAATGAACTCTATCAAAATACCAAAGTTTATGTATTTTATGCACGTTAGGAATTCTACTTGTATGTGTTGTGAAGTGCCCAAAATAATCTTCTGTTTCCCCTGAACCACTTAGAACAATATTAATATGAGGATTACTTGCCCCAAGTTCTGCAAAATATATATTTGCATCATAGAAATATGGCTCAGTGCTAGAATAAAATAAAAATGTTAAATTAGGTAAATTTAAAGAAAGTATTTGTTGTACAATTTTATCTATTTCAATACCAAAATGTGATAACTCATAATACTTACGATTTTCTATAGTAATAGGAAAACTTTGTGTATCTATAGGCACAAGAGTTATTTCGTCTTTATTACATTTACTTACGTCACCATTATTAATAATATTAATATCAAATAACTCGTCAAACGGATTAAAGTTTTGTTCTAACTCTATTTGTGTTAAAACATGTAATGGTAAAGGCTCACGACCAGTCCAGCCTAATGACTTGTGCTGTTCTAGTGCTTCTTTACTAAATTGAAACCCATCTTCTAAATAAAATATATTAATATTTTTCATAATTTTTCCTGGCGGAGAGTGAGGGATTCGAACCCTCGAACCAGTTGCCCGGTTAACACCTTAGCAGGGTGCCGCTTTCGACCACTCAGCCAACTCTCCAGTTTAAATATTTATCGGAGTTATATACATACATAATTTTTTTACGATAAATATTAAAATGGCATACCTTACAGATACAATTAAAAGAGTTCATGTAGAATTAACTGATAAATGTAATGCTCAATGTCCTGGTTGTGTGAGAACACATGCGGGAGGAGTAATCAATCCAATTATTAAAAACCAACAACTGGGTTTAGATTTTTTTAAAAATAAATTAGGTAACGATTTTTGTTCTAATATCGTCCATTGGGATTTCTGTGGAACCAAAGGAGATGCTGTAAGTAACTCTGAACTATTAGATATTTTAGAGTTTTTATTAATTTGTAATGAAAACACAATTATAAGATTGCACACTAACGGAGGCTTACGAAATAATAAATGGTTTGAAAAATTAGGCAATTTATTTAAAGGAAAGAATTGTACCTGTATATTTGCTATAGATGGTTTAGAAGATACAAATCATATCTACAGAAAAAACGTTAAATGGAAAAAAGTCTGGGGGAATATGTTAGCATACAATAAAACAGGAGCAAAAACAAATGCAGATTTTTTAAAATTTAGACATAATGAACACCAAGTAGATGAACTACGCATATTATGTAAAAGATATAAAATAAAATTACATATTAAAACACCATATGGATTCAAAGAAACTGATAAAACTATAGAAACGATGCCGGTGCATAATGTTGACGGTACATTTGCATATTCAATTTTTCCTAATACAGAATATACAAATGGTCGAAAAATAAAAGATCCTAAAATTATTCCTAATAAAAATTACAAACCGGGCAAATATAATATTAAAGATTTTATACAAGAATTAGAAAATGTATCTAGAATAAATTGTAAAATAAGTGAAGGTACTACTGCAAATTTATATATAGACAGTGACGGTGCTTTACTTCCTTGTTGTTATATTGCTAGTTCTTTAAATATGGGAGATGAGCAAATGACATCTTTAATAGGCAATCGTCAAAATTTAATACCCAGTGAAAGTAATTCAGTACAAAATATTTTAGAAAGTCATTTCTTAAGTAGTACATTAGAAAAAGGTATAAAAGGAAACTTAGAAACTAAAGAAAAATACTGCATTACATGTGTCAAAGCATGTGAAATAAATACAGGATTTACAAAACGATAAATAGTAGTATGCCTAAATTAAGTTTATGGAACCCAGTCAAAACAAATGACTACAATTTCACTGATAGAATTGTCGGAGAGCACCTTTATGCCGGTGGTACCGGTGTACATATACACAAATACTTAGGGGTACATACAACTCCAGACGAAGGAGACCCTACAAGACCTAGTAGTGCGGCAAATGATACAGAGGTTTTTATACAAGACTTACTATTTTTAGAAAATAGAGATAGAAAATATGATAAAGATATTTACGAACTACGTGGTCAATATAATATAGGCGATAATGATGCCTTTGACCTAACACAATTTGGTATGTTTTTAGCCAACGATACGTTGTTTATGAATTTCCATATAGAAAGCATGGTAGAAGCAGTTGGCAGAAAATTAATGGCAGGTGATGTATTAGAATTACCTCATTTAAGAGACGACTTGTTACTAGGTAGTGATGAAGCAATAAACAGATATTATGTAGTTACTGATGCTAGTAGACCTGCAGAAGGGTATGACCCACGTTGGTGGCCACATCTTTGGAGAGTAAAATTAGGTCCTATAACAGATTCACAAGAGTACAGAGATATACTTGGTACTGGTGAAGAGGAAGAAGATTTAAGAAATCTAATTAGTACATACGCAAATGATATTAATATAAATGATAAACTTTTATAACAAGCAGAAAAAGATGTACCTTTTGATCCACAATATAGAAATACAACACATTTATATTTTGATGAAACTGTACCCGATAAGCCAAGTATAGACTTTGGGGGAGCAGATGGCACACCTGTAAACGGATTAAGTTTAGTTGGCAGTGGAGCAACGTTCCCAATAAGTGGAACGACTGACGGTGATTACTTCTTGAGAACAGACTTTAGTCCTAATAGACTATTTAAAAAATCTGGTACACGTTGGTTAAATGTTGGTACAGACGGCAGAAAAGCCTGGTCGGCGGCAAATAGAATACTTGCTACATTTATTAATAACGATAATATTACAAATGAAAGTGACGGCACTAAAGCAAATGAAAAAACAAATTTAAGTAAGGTTATTAAGCCTAGGACAGATAACTAATGGCGGGTAAAAATTTAGATTACTGGTACGACGAACAGATAAAACGTTATCTACTTCAAGTTATTAGAATATTTTCTAACTTCAAAGTAAGAGAATATACACAAGATGGAGTAAAGTATAATCGTGTTCCAGCAAGATATGGTGATGCTAGTAGAATGGTAGCAAATATATTGCGTAATAATTCAGAAAATGTTATTAATAGTGCTCCTTTTATTAGTGTTACAATACAAAGTATACAACCAGCAAGAGATAGAATAGCAGAACCTTTTTTTGTGGATACAAATCAAATAGCAGAAAGAGAATTTAATAAAGAAACAGGAACATACTCTTCTGAACAAGGAAACTTATACTCAACACAAAGATATATGCCTGTTCCATATAATTTAACAGTTAATGTTGATATTTGGACTACTAATACTGATACTAAATTACAAGTATTAGAACAAATATTTGTTTTATTTAATCCAAGCATACAGTTACAGTCTAATAGTAACCCTTTAGATTGGACCAGTGTATTTGAAGTTGAACTTACAGATATTGCTTGGAGTAGTAGAGGTATCCCAGCAGGTGTAGATGAAAATTTAGATATATCAACTTTAACATTTGCGTTACCTATTTGGATAAGTCCTCCAGCAAAAGTAAAAAGACAAACTATTATACAAGAAATTATAAATAATGTTCATTCAATATCAGATATTTCTGAACTAGGGTATAGCCAAGATTATGCAGATTTCTTTGGTTCAATAGAAGATACATTTGAAATTGTTACAACACCAGGAGATTATAAAGTTCAAGTTGTAGGTTCTTCTGCTACACTAGTAGAACAAGATGGTACCGAAGTAAAATGGTCCAGTATAATAGAACAACTTGGAGAAATAAGATCAACAAGTTTACTTAAATTAAATATTAGCGGAGACTCAAATAATTTATTAAACTTGGTATATGGCACCGTAACTAAAAATCCAACAAGTGATACATCATTAATTTTTAATTTAGATACAGACACACTACCTACAAATACACTTTCTGCTGTGGATAAAATTATAGATCCTAGAGCGAATTACCCTGGAGACGGTACCCTAGCGGCCGCTACTAACGGGCAAAGATACTTAATTACAGAAGAAATTACAAAATCAGGATATACCAATTGGGACGTAGATGCCGGAGAAAACGATATTATACAATACAACGGTTCTGCTTGGACTGTAGTATTTGATGCTAGTGCCAGTGGTAGTGATATACATTATATAAACAATACGTTTACAACCAAACAATATAAATGGACAGGCAAAGCCTGGATAAGTAGTTATGAAGGAGAATACAATCCAGGATTTTGGAGACTTAGTTTATAATGAACACAACAGCGGCAGGAGTTTTATTCCTTGCCAAAGACACAGGAAGATGTATGTTGCAACTACGAGAAGGCAACAAACGATTCAATCACACATGGGGATTTTGGGGAGGTATAATTGAAAAAGGTGAAACTCCTTACGAATGTATACAACGAGAACTTGATGAAGAAATAGGATTCGTTCCAGAATTACAAAAATTAAATCCTTTAGACGTATACCAAAGCAAAGACAAAAATTTTTACTATTACAGTTTTGTTTATGTAGTAGATGAAGAATTTATGCCACCTAAATTAAATGGCGAAAGTGCCGGATATGCCTGGGTAAATATCGGACAATGGCCCAAACCCTTACACAACGGTGCTAAAGTTACATTGTCTTACAATAAAGGCACAGAAAAACTACACACTATATTAAAAATTCATTCTGAATAAATATATGTATGAGCAAAGGCGAAATTATCGATTTTGTTGTTTTGCGGATAACCACAGAACTTGATAAGTTCCAACGAACTAAAACAATTCCACATACATTTTTAGAAGGTACCATTGAATTACAGGAAATTCAAGATGTATATTATAGTAAGTTATCGGCAAAATATCAAAAAATATTTGATAGACTTTTAAAACAGTATCATCAGAATATTGGGGGGAATTTCGAATCACTTAAAAAGGCAATGAAGAATGATTATGCTATATTTTTGAATCATAAGGCTACAGAACATGAAAGTTTTAAGTTTAAAGAAATAATGAATCTGTACAGACCAGGTATGAATCCTATAAGAGCGATATATTATCAGACTAGAGAAGTAATAAGAAGATTTAATCCGGAACATCCTTTCCATTATTGGTTAGTAGATTTAGTTACAGATTTAGAATATAACAATATAATACTTGATGCACTAGCAAAAGATGTGAGAAAATTAGAAAGTATAATTAAAAGATATTATTTTCCAATGTTAGAACACGGTGATGGTGTTCCTTTGGAATTATTCCATGCCAAACAACAACTAAAGGATTTTAGACATTACTATATGTTTTTTAGAGGATTAAAGAACTGGACCCCAGACGAATAATTAATAAATCTTTCTTACATCATAGCCAACAGGATTAACCACTTTAATTTCGTGTTTTACGCCTAATAAATCTGTAAAGATAATATGTTTGGTTGTTATTTTTTTAATTTTTTTAGCACGATATGTCTTAGGCGCATCTTTTTGTATTGTTGTTCCATCTGGTAATATTTTAAGATCACCAGGAAAGAAAACAGTGATTTCCCACTCTTCTCTTATAAGTGTACGCCACCAATGTTTTATCTTAGCCCATAGACTAACTTTAATTAAAACTTCTTCTTCTTTTTGCTGTATGTTATCCTGTGCCATATTATTATTTATCACTTGGTTGTTTTACGCATAACTCCGTCCCAATCGCCTTTAGGCATTGGTTGTTTAATACGTTCTGCATATAATTCTGTTAAAACAGGATTCCAATTATGTTGATTCATTATTTCTATTTGATGTGCAACTGTGCTCCATTCTCTGTTTTGATATGCATCTACCATTCTATTAATGACCCTTGCTTCTTTATGGTCTTTTAAAATAGTATAAATTGTGACCGGTGCAGTTTGTCCTTTTACAGCAATTTTATCTAACATAACTAAATTTTCAGGTGATTTTATTTGTTTTAGTGTATGCTCAGTAAACATAAAGAACACTCCATATTCTTTTGTTTGTGCTTCTAATCTAGCCGCTAAGTTTACACTATCGCCTAATACAGTATAATCGAATCGTTGATTACTTCCCATGTTACCTACAACTGCATCACCTGTGTTTATGCCTATACCAACACCTAATTCCATTAAGCCATCTGCTTTTAATTCTTTATTTAACTTTTCTAACTCTACTTCCATTTCCTGTGCTGTTTCAACCGCCAACTGAGCGTGGTTTTCTATATCAAGTGGTGCTCCCCAAATAGCCATTAGAGCATCACCTATATATTTGTCTATTGTTCCTTCTTTTTGCATAACAAGATCTGTCATAGGCGTCATATACCTGTTTATAAGTTTACCCAAACCTTGTGGATCAGTTTTAAACTGTTCTGAAATAGGGGTGAACCCTCTGATATCTGAAAACAAATAAGTCATTGTTTTTGTATCGCCACCTAATTTAAGCAAACTTGGATCTTTTTGTAATTTTTTAACCATTGCCGGAGCAAGGTAATGTTCGAATTGTTTCTTTATTTGCTCACGTAATTTAAACTGCTTGTAAAAGTTATTAAATGCGGCCTGTGTAAATATTAAAAATCCAGCAAGTACAGGAAATGTTGCATCTAATAATACCAAACTACTTGTATATTTGTGTATACTATAATATGCTATACCACCTAATACTGCTAAAGCCATAGGTGCTGTTAAAAGCAAAGGTAATCTATATACTGCTAAAGCAACAAGAACCATAGTCAGTAACCCTACTAGAAGCTCTATGATAGCACTCAATTGACTTCTTGTTATATTACTACCATCTATAAAGTTCTGTAGCATATGAGCTTGTATATGTTGAGGATATAAGTTTCCTCTAGGTGTAGGTACAGGATTTGCAATACCCTCTGCTGTAACACCTACTATTACAAACTTACCTGCTAAATCAGGTATGCTTTCTGCACCTTCATATTCTATTTCAGTAAATGTGTTATTAAAACGTATATATGCAGTTCCGTTTGGTTGTGTTACTATGGGGTCAAAGGGCGGAACTGCAACTTCCTGTATTCCTATCTCACTTGTTTTAATTATGTAACTGGGTTTACCTGTTTTTACTCTTAACATTTCCACAGCAAAAGAGGGGTATATTTTTTCACCTACAGTGATTGCTAGTGGGTATGTTCTTGTTTGGTTGTCTGGTTGTGGTGCAGAAGCATTTACTCCTTTACCATTACTTGTAACTTCTAGCATTGGTACGTTAGTAACCAAGTTGGGCCAGGTAAGTAAATAGTCTTTTGCAGGAACTGGACCTATCGTGCCTGTGCCTATATGTGGGCCTGTTGATTTTATACCTTTTACACTTGGTGTTTGGCTCAATACATTGTAGTTTACAGGATTCTTTCTGGCTCCAGGAACATTCATTACGTTTTGATTCATCATACTTGCAAAACTTTCATCTCCCTGAAATCTATCTTTTTCAGGAAACATAATTGTCCAACCCAAAACACCACCATTTTTCATAGCAACGTCTACTACCATTTGAGCATAGTATTGTCTAGGAAAAGGATATTGTCCGTATTTTGCTAAACTTTTTTCGCCAATATTAATTAGTACAACATCATCACTTTGTACTATTTCATCTAATTGTTGGTAACTGTCAAAAACTTGACCACGTAAACTTTGTAAAGGCGTAGGGTCTACTACCCTTAGTGCGAGTAATAGTACAATTGATACTGCTACTGCGTACCCGCTATATAACCATTTCATATCGATATTTATCGTATTTTATTGCATTCCTGTTTGGCTTTTTCAAGTAATCTAAAGTTATTTGCAACAACAATTGAATATAACATATTAGTATTATTTAATTCGTCTGGTGTTACCTGTGTCCAATAATCATCATATAATAATCCAGGAAGGATT